TCGCTTCCGATACCAGAACAGTTGCCCAGTTGTCGGCATCTTTCTCTCACGCCCCGTTGCAGCTTGAGTTTGCAATGAAGGACGACTTCATCGCAGGTGGCGCTCTTGGCTCCGTTCTCGGTGATGACCTCTGGGGTGCAGAGCAGGCTTCCAACGCTGTTGGAGCGACCGCTGGTGTTATCCCTGAGATCGACATCAAGGTTGATTCTGTGTCCATCACAGCTATCACCAAAAAGCTCAAGGCTAAGTGGACCCCTGAGTTAGGACAAGATCTTAACGCATACCACAACCTTGACGCAGAGGTTGAGCTTACTTCTATTCTCTCTGAGCAGATCGCTCTTGAGATTGATCGTGAGATTCTCGAAGACCTCGTTAAGGGTGCTACCGCAGGTAAGTATTACTGGTCACGTCACGCTGGTAAGTTTGTAAACAGACTTACTGGACAGGAGATTGGTGCTACTACAGCAACTCCAGACTTCACCGGTACTGTTTCCGAGTGGTACGAGACTCTCGTTGAGACCATCAACGACGTGTCTGCACAGATCCACCGCAAGACTCTTCGCGGCGGAGCTAACTTCATCGTCGTCGGACCTGAAGTTGCTAACGTCCTTGAGTTTACCGCTGGCTTCCGTGCTTCCGTGACTGCTGACGCAGAGCGCGGAACCGTTGGCGCTGTTAAGGTTGGCGCACTTTCCAAGAAGTGGGATGTCTATGTTGATCCTTACTTCCCCCGTAACGTGATCCTCGTTGGTCGCAAGGGTGGATCCTTCTTAGAGAGTGGATACGTCTACGCACCTTACGTGCCATTACAGGTCACACCTACTATCTTCGGAACCGAAGACTTCGTGCCCCGCAAGGGAGTCATGACACGCTACGGTAAGAAGATGGTTCGTCCCGACATGTACGGACTCGTCATCGTTGTTGATCTCGTTTGATACGATTAATCAACTCGTAGAATAAAAGAATTCCCTCGTCAAGCAATTGGCGGGGGTTTTCTTTATGCCGTCAACTATTTAATGAGAGGAGACTTATAATTAATGGCGATACCCACTTTAACTCCAGCCAGCCAAGTTAGTGCTGTTATATTACCACGAACTGGATCAGCATCTGATGTAAGTTTACAAACACCGATTGGTGTATACGACGCATCAACAGATTTTTTATCAGGTGCAGCAGACCAGATTAATTACACATACCAAAAGCTTGGTGGAGATGTATTAGATATTGAGTTGACCACAGGAAGTGTTTATGCTGCATATGAAGAGGCAGTGTTAGAGTATTCCTATATTGTCAACATGCATCAGTCCAAGAACATTCTTTCTGATATTCTTGGTATGACTACAGGCACTTTTGATCACGATGGTGAATTAAAGGAGGGAGAACTCTCTTCCAGTTTAAGTGGCACGCACATCGCCTTAAAATACCCTAAAGTTACTTTTGCTTTAAATCAGAAGTATGGCGATGCCGTTTCAACTCAAGTTGGAATTGGTGGATTAACAACAATCTACTCAGGGTCTTTCGCTCCTATACAAGATGTTCAGGACTATGATTTAGGTGCCATTATCTTAAGTGCTTCAAACAATAATCTTGACAAGGCTACTGGCGATCCTGTGCCTTATAGCGGCTTAGTAAGCGGCAAGAGAGTTATTGTTGATAAAGTTTATTATAAAACACCAGCAGCTATGTGGAGGTTTTACGGATATTATGGAGGACTGAATACGGTTGGTAACTTGGCTAACTATGGTCAATACGCAGACGACTCAACCTTTCAGTTGATTCCAGTATGGCAAAACAAAGCACAGGCGATGGAATTTGAGGATGCGATCTACACAAGAAACTCACACTACTCGTTCCAGTTGGATAACAATAAATTAAGACTTTTCCCAGTCCCTGTGAGCCCAGGCAGTGTTACACCTGAGTTTTATCACTTTGACTTTAGAATTGTTGAAGATGCCTGGACTGAAACATCTGGCTCTGTTTCTGGAATTGATGGAATCAACAATATGAATACAATTCCTTTTGCTAATATTCCATACGCAAACATTAACTCTATTGGTAAGCAATGGATCCGTCGCTTTGCTCTTGCTTTAAGCAAAGAAACACTTGGACAGATCCGCTCCAAGTTTGCCACCGTGCCAATCCCTGGCGAGTCTGTGACCCTTAACGGCACAGCACTAATCAGCGAAGCTCGTGAAGAGCAGACAAATCTTAGAAGCGAATTAAGCGATGTCTTAGATCAGTTGACCTATCAGGCTCTTGCCGCCAAGGATTCAGAGATTAGTGATAATGTCAACAACCTCAGTCAGAAAATACCAGCAGGCGTTTTCGTAGGATAAGGGGGATAAATGTCAGACGACGAAAAATGGAAACAGCCAGACCAGCCACCACCCCCGCTGTTCCTTGGTGAAAAAGAACGCAACCTTGTTAAGCAAGTTAACGACGAGCTTATTGAGCGCGTTATAGGGCAACAAATTGTTTACTATCCTATTGACGATTCAATCACACAATACAATAACCTTTATGGCGAGGCTATAGAAAAAACATTCTTACCACCTGTTCGCGTCTATGCCCTTGTAGATTATCAGAGCACAGAAACAAAAGCAGACACAGTTGCTGGTATGGATAAGCAAAACACAATTACAATCTACTTCCACAAAAGAAGATTGATTGAAGACCAAGACCTTTATGTCCGTGAAGGCGACTTTGTTTTGTATGGCGATTACTACTACGAGATCGTCAGCACCCAGTGGGCAAGACAACTGTTTGGGCAGATTGATCACACATTTGAAATCGTAGCTACAGCATACTACTCAAGAGAGGGACTATTCGATGCCACCTAAAAAATATTCTAAAAACGAGGTGTTGTTTGATCCAAAATCAGGCGATCAGCAACTGGCTTCATTAAAAGAAATAGAACTTCAACCCTCTACTATTGAGACAATTGATCGTGCGATCTTTGAGTTTATTGATGAAGACCTTGATATCTTTTGTTCTACAAACAAAGGCTTTAAGAAGGTGCCATTCATTTGGGCAGGTGCTGAAAGAGCTTATCAGATTAAACACAACAGAGAACTTCGTGATGTCAATGGCTGGTTAATTTATCCAATCATGAGTATTGAGCGCACAGGCATTTCAAAAGATTTAGCAAAA